ACTGCTCTGCCCATCTAGCGATGTAGTTCATAAGTCTGTCCTGATCTTTACCTAGCGCGATAAGTCCGTGTGCCGAAATGGTGTCTCTAAAACGATCCTTAGCCATCAAGTCTCGGTACGGCATGAGAAATTCTTTAACCCCATCCTGTGGTAAGTGCAAACGCAGTAGTAAGGTATGCCCCATATCGGGATCATCTATATGGCTCACGGCATAAAAATAATACTTGCAGATCAACTCGGTGGTTTTGTTACCGTCTTCGTCTTTGATGTGTATATACACCCCACCGTTTGTACCTCGGGCGTAGGGGAAAGGAAACTCTTCGGGTATGACAAACTCACGCACCGTACCGTTTTCAGTTTCTTCTTTAACAACCTGCGCCTCTTTTGGAGGTTCGATTAGTTCTGCCCCAAGACGTAACGGTGTGCCTATCTTTTGTGTACAGCCTTCGCAACCGGACGGGTTGAGGTTTTTGTACGTTTCACAGGTATAGGGGCCTTTGGTACTCGCAGCTTTGGCTTGCGTGGTACGGGGGTCGTAGTCCGGGTGACGGCTGGAGAGGACGTTGAACGCTTTTTCGCTGTCACTACAACGGGCGGCAATGGAGAGGGCTGCTCTCCAAAGAGGCTCTTCAAGAGATTCTTGATTTTTGTAAGCATTGAGAATTTGAGCACAGCCTTTTCCTTCTAAAGATAGTTTGAGAATAGTCTTAAATTTATACTGGTGGTTATCCATCAGTAACTTGGTGGTTGCGTCTAGCCCACGCTTTAAGTGCGTAGGTACTTCACCCATTCCGGCAAAGACGTCGTCCGAAAAATGGAACGCTTCTTTCACTTGCTCTAAGGACACTGGGGTTCCCTGCATCAGTACGGTAACTGCTAGCGGGTTCTCAGGATCTTTAAAGTTACTTGTGCCGGGGACTCGTAGAATCCTAGCAATATCAGCGGTCACCGCAGGGTCAGCGTGTAATCCGTGCTTTACACATAGAGATTTAATGCTTTCTGCGATTGATTTCCACTGTGTTTTTGGTAAGTCTTCCTCAAGTGTCCAGTACACGTGTACACCACGCCCTGAACTAACCAACGTAGGTTTAGGTAGCTTGAGTTTTTCAATAAAACTTTTCAACGCATCGAGTGCGTCTTCTTGCGTAGCGTATGGCTTGGTTGCGCCGCAATCTAAATCTAAGAAAAAACTTTTTAAGTTTACTGCATTGTTTACTGTACGTCCCGCAGTGCTGTCCTCATAAGACGCAAGAGCAAAATAAGCATCGTAACCATCTTCTAATAACTTTTTTGCTCGTTCCTGCAACTCTTCTATAGTTTGCGTAAGCCTTTGTCTTGGCTTCGCATCTTTTTTTAAGCCCACCACGCAGTAGTTGCCGGTTGTAGGCAATACCGATGATAGAAAAATATCTGTTGTCAAAATAGCCGCCCCTTTACCGTCAAAAAAGATAAGGCAGGGGTGGACGGCTTCACCCTTTTCAGTCAGCTAAACCTAGCCCCTCCACACTACAACAACTCAGCTTAGTTTGTTTATGAGTTTCTGAACTTTAACGTTTAGTCGTTCAGGGACATTAGTTTTACCACGAAACCACGTATACACGGTAACCCGGGAAACCCCTAAGTAGTCGGCAACGTATTTCACAGGAATATCTCTTAATAGACAAATCATCGCTAGACGGACACCAATCTTACCAGTATCCGCTTGTTCAATCTCAGCAACAATCCTACGGGAGTAACCAATAGGCATATCAGCCTCCTTAGTCGTCCCACTCGTCAAGAATGTCAGAGAGGTCTTTCTTCTCTTCAACTTCTTCTTTCTTGACAACGCGTTTTACCGGCTCAGCCTCAACTTCTTCTGACACTGTAGGAGTAAATCCCTGCTCTACTTTTTTAGGTGCTTCAGTAGCAGTAGGGGCGGAGATAGCGGGTACAGGCTTTGAGGTAATCCCGTCAGCTTGGGGTACCGTCATCGTAATAGCTTTTTGTGCTATAGGTGTTTTACCCTGCTCGATAACCGTAGCATGTTCCTCAACTTCTAAGAAACGCACAGCCTTAAATGTTACCTTGGGAGTCGCACTGCTTGTATCAAAACGCATCTCAGTAACAACAGAAGTGATGGGGATATTCTTTGCACCAACCATCTTTGCGTACATCTCCAAAGGCCACTTACCGGCTTCGCCCTCACCAAAGATTGACGTAGAGGGTAGTGTTAGTTGGTAGATGTCCCCATTCAAATCGTTATCTAATACAACCGCTAAACGACGTGAGAAACGGCAAGCCCGTGAATCTCCTTGCCCTGAACCTTTTATGTTCTGTGGGCAACCTACACAAGATACACTCTGCGGGGTAGATGCGGTAGCGTCAGGTTTTTCCCCGTCCGCAGACCAGCAATCTGGAGGAGCAACTACACCTTTCTTATAAACGCCTGCATAGTAAGTACGCCCTACCTTGGGCGCGGCGGCTACGATAACTGCATTGAGAGTGCGCTCTTCTTTCTGTGCAACTTCTTTACCGTTGACTAACAAGCGCCAAACACTGCCTTCGATTGATATACGTTTGCCACTTTCAGAACTTCCCATAAGCGCACGGGTTGTTTCATCAAGTGCGGCACCATTACGTAAGTGCGCGGGTAAGTTACCCTCTAAGATTAAAAGATCGTTACTCATTTATGCCATCTCCTTAAGATTTACGACGGATAGAAACTACATAGGACGAATCCACATTTAAGCCCGGTGGATGTAAGTCGGGATACTCTTCTAAAAATTCTTGCATAGCAGTAATTGAAATCCTCTTCTGGAGCAACGGAAAAGCATCGTGCTCTTTTATAAACTTGTAGAAAGACTCCCAATCCTGCGTCCAATATTGTTTTGATACTCGGCGTGTGACCGTACCAAATTCAGTGCGTAGGCTTTCTGCACCTGTTTCCTTACATATCTCCAGTAACTTAGACTGGATCATATTTTGCTTCTGTTCTAAGTCATCATCTTGTCTTGAAAGCTCTTTGCGGGCTTCCCTTATCTTGACGTATGCCTTGACCAAGCGGTCTGCTGTTACGGCGTTCATTTTTTCCACCTTGTGTTCTCTATATCCAAATCCTTCATACGTAATTTCAGTTCCGTAAGGACGGACGGGTTGGTAAACAATTCTGCTCTAACCCTAGCTAAAACACTATTGGATAGATCGTCTACCAAATTACGATGGATCTCGTCAACAGAAATAAAACCGTCTTCAGTAAACGGGCCTATCCCACCTGCTTCGAGCTTTTCTAAACCGTGCACACACCGGACAAATTCTTCCCGAATACGGTTGGTAATTTTTCTTTCAAGGTCTAACGCCATCACTACGTCTACATCACTCATACTCTTCTCCTTATGTTGTGTATAGATAATAGAACTAAAACTGTACAAAGTCAAGTATCAGTTTCTAAAATATTTTTGTACAGGTCGATAACTTTATTATGTATGTCTACCTTGGACTCTAACATCTTATAGATTTTTTTCTCTACGGGAGACCCCTGCAATTGCACGACTGTACATGGGTTGTGTTGCCCTGCTCGGTGCACTCGGGCGTTGGCTTGTAGGTATGTCTCCACGGAAGTAATTGGCCCGAACCACACAATTAAGTTAGCCGCTGTTAGTGTGACACCATGTGCCGCTGCTTGAGGTTGTATGATAAGAACTTTAGGATCAGGCTGTTCTTGAAACCGTTGGAATATGTCTGTACGCTTTCCGGCGGATACCGCCCCATTAATAATTTCAGAACTAATACCCTCTTTTGTTAACTCTTCGGAAATTATCTCAATAGTGTGTCTGAACGGTACAAATACTAACACCTTATGGGAGGCTTCACCAATAACTTCTTTGAGCGCCGCTAATCTAGTACTTGCATCAAACGATATAACTTCCCCACTATCCGAATAGACTGCGCCACATGAAAGTTGTAGCAACTTGTTGAGGTTAACTGCCGCATTTATTGTTGTGATTTCTTCACCTGCGGCTTGAGCAATCATGTTCTTACGGATAGTCTCATAGTACTTAAGCTGTTGCGCTGTGAGGGGCACATCTCTTCTAGTGTAAGTAATTTCCGGCAAGTCTAGGCACTCTTCTTTCGTAAAACGAATTGCAGGTTGTAATACATTGTGGACAACTTTTTCAGAGTCTATCTTCGGTGCCCATTTGAACTGCGTAACTTTCGTCATTACCATATCTCGAAAAGACCCAAAGAATTTTGGTACGCCTGACGGGTTAACTATTTTTGCCAATCCAAAGGCGTCTTCTGGCGACTGTGAAGCGGGGGTGCCAGTCAACATCCAAACCCAAGTGTCCGGTTTTAACACACTGCTTAGGGTCTTCCATCTGGTGGTCGATGTTGTTTTGTATGCGTTAGCTTCGTCAACGACGATTAAATCAAAGTGGTTTTCTTTTACAGCATCTTTAATGATTGCCAAGCCATCATAGTTACAGATTACAAACTCAGCGTCGCTGTTAACAATCTTTAGGCGCTTATCTCTTGAGTGACTATGCGCTACTGCGCTGGTGCGGTGTATGGCGAATTTAAACAAATCGTTTTGCCAAGCAGACTGCATGATGGATAATGGGCACAGTACCAACACCCTACGTATCACGCCCAACTTCATTAGATAGTCTGCCGCCCAAACAACACTACCCGTCTTTCCGGTGCCTTGCTCGTTAAAACAAAATGCTCTACGGTGCAATGATAGAAACCCAGCGGTCTCTTTCTGATGGTCGAACGGTTTGTGTAAGCCGGGCCAAGGGTAGTCTCTAAGTATAGGGCTAGGAACATCTTTGAGTTTGAGGTTCTTTAACACCTGCGCTTCTTCTAGTCCCCATTTGACTAGCACTTCGTTTTCACTGATCTTTCTGGAATTTGGTATGACTGTCGTTACCCTGTTCGGGTTGCGTAACTTAAGTAGTAACGCTTTGTTGTTGATGATTTGCAAGGCTCTTCTCCAATAGCAGACCGGACTAAACCAACATTTTGATTTAGTCTTTCTACCCCTTACGGGGGTTAGTCGATTAACTTACTTACTAAAAATACTTAACTACTAATACAATCAGGCTTTTTTCTTTTTGTAGTTCCGAGCACGATTTTTTGACGGGGCTTCTAGACGTACACCGTCTTTATTTGAACCGCCTTTCGATAGTGCTTTGACGTGAGATACATCTTTACCAGAACGATCTACACCTTCCTTATCCAATTTACGCCTAGCCCGTTGGCGTTCCATGCGGTTTTCATGCTCGCCGCGTTTCTTTTGCATCTCGTACTCATGCTTGTAGGGTCTAGGCTTGTTTACGTAGGGCATAATTATTCCTTAATGCGCTCTGCCGTTGTGCTCACAATCTATGATCTTGCAAAACTTACGGCACGTGAAGTTGGGTTTCTTTATCCAAACATTGTTCTTAATAGCACCTTCTAATTCTTTAGTACGCTCGACCCACTTAGACCATCCGGAGCTTTGGTAGTCTTCATC